TTCATCTGAATCATCCTTTTTGGTCCAACTGCTCATTTCTAACACAGTATTAAGACTTAAAGGACCTACAAATCTCCCGACATAGTGTTCATAACGATAACCTCTCTTCATGAATTCACATTCCAATAGGGGTTTCAGGGGTATGACGGGTTGTTGTTTGTGTTCATCTGTATATAACATACCATACTCTTTCATTGCTGTGTATAGAGTGGTCATATTATAAAGGGAACGATATGGGATTGAAACTGATCCTTCATTATCATCTCCCATAATAAACGGTCGCACGTTATCATCAAAATTTTGGTCCCTACTCCAGCCCACTAAATCTAACCAACATAACCTTAGTAAACTAAGATTATAAAGGCAATTTATGAGGGTTGTAAGGGCTCCTCCACTGGGATGACCACTAGGCCATTCGTATATTATGTTTCCACTTATGTGGATGGAATTGGTAACTTCGAGCCATAGAATACTTCTTATGAAATTATCTACTTGATTTGTTTCATTTTGGGAATACCACCAATTAATTAGTGATAATATGACGGTTACTAGGATAGGGGGTTGTACCCTACCATCATATTCTGTGTAATCTGAACAAAAGAAGGCTGCATCTTCAGGACGTGCTAATTCACACAGTCTCCTCTTTGATGTATCCCATTGGGAAGAATGTTCATTCATACCGGGTGCACAAGAATTGTATATCTTGTTCTTGAGAAAATTGGCTAAAAAGGCTCCGAAATACATCCTCATCAAAACGAGCAACCAAAATGGGCCTCCGGAAAACATACGTGTTTTTCCTTCATCGACCTTGTTTATTGGTTTTCTCTCATCCTTGTCACTGTCCGTGAATACCCAGAATAATCTGGTTCCAAAGGTCATTTTGTCAACTAGGCGTTTGATGATCACTTTCGCTTCAGCTATTAAGGCCAAAGCTTCAGGGCTGTCTCGTTTGTGTTTTAATAATTCCGTTTTAAAATCTAAAACACCAGGAAGGTTCATT